AGCTGACGCAAAACAATTGGAATGGGTTGGTGCTACATACTTATCTCAAGATCAAGTAGCTTTAAAGGAGATATGGGGAAGTGTAGATCAACATGCTGATAATCAACAGCGTTTTGGTTTACCTTCTAGACTTATAGCTAAGACTTTTGTATTTAGACTTATCTATGGTGGATCAGCTTATAGCTATGCTAACGATCCTAACTTCAAGGATATAGGTAATGAGAAGTTTTGGCAAAGCGTCATAGATCAATTCTATGATAAGTATAAAGGTCTTAGAGACTGGCACAAAAAGATTGTAGATGATGTTAAACGAGATGGGTATCTACGGATGCCTACAGGTAGAACATACTACTACGAACCTGACCTTAAGTATAATAGGGCTGAATGGCCACGCACCAAGATCCTTAACTATCCAGTGCAAGGACTTGGCGCTGACCTTATGGCAATAGCTAGGGTTAGTTTACGAAATAGATTAAAAGAAAAGGAAGGAGTAACACTTGTTAATACAGTGCATGATTCAATAATACTTGACTTTGATCCTAAAATATGGGATAATAATAGTATAGTCAATTTAGTTGACAAATGTTTTAATGATATACCAGCAAACTTTAAGAAGTTGTTTGGTAAAGACTTCAATTTACCTATGAGAGTTGAATGTCAAATTGGCCCCACTTGGGGAAATATGGAGGTAGTACATGCAAGTAACCGTGATTGATGTAGCACAAGAAACCCTATCAGCTAAAAATGGTAGAACATTCCAACAATTAGTTGTATCTTACAAGAACGATAAAGGTATGGCTCAAGCTAAAAAGCTAGTGTCATTTGCAAACCCTGATCTATTCAAAGCTGCTAAGTCTTGGACTAAAGATCAGATCATCAATGTCAAGACAGTTAAGAATGAAAAGACTGGTTATTGGGATTGGGTAGGACTAGAAGGAGAAGCCGTGGCAACATCTAAAGAATCAGCAACACCAACAAGAGTAACTGGATCTAACTATGAAACTAAGGAAGAACGTGCAGCTAGACAGGTATATATTATCCGTCAATCCTCATTAGCTACAGCTGTAGATTTACTTGGTCAAGGTGCTTCAACAGATACAGTTATTGAAACAGCTAAAGTATTTGAAGCTTATGTACTTGGTAATCCAGGTTCATTTGATGATTTAGCTGACGATATTCCTGAGTAGGAAATAGTATGAAAAAGTGGGAAGTCTGGATTGTAAGGGCATTGTTAGCCTCTGGAATTATATTATGTTTACTTTCATGGTCATTGTTCTTTGCCAGACTTGACGCTAAAGAGTTAAAGTATTTACACTATCGTTATAATGATAATGTAGTTATTACACTATCAAATGTAGATTGTATGATACCTGAGATAAAAGATTTATATCCTTGGGCTGCAATAGCTACACGAGTAGATGGTAATAGATTGATTGCATGTTACAAAGGCGAGGGAGATATGATTGAGATTCAATGGTATAAAGGTGATAAGTCTGTCTTCCCTGCTAATGTATTCTTGGTAGATCCTAATCAAGATAAATCTTATAAGAAAGTGATACCTAACAGTTAATGCAAGCTTTAATCGATCAAGACTTACTGTGCTATAGATGTGCTGCTAGTGCCGAGAATGATGACCTCGGCATTGCCATATATAGGATAGATGAATTATTAGACAACATTCTTAATAAGACTGAGGCTACTAGTTATAGAGCATTCTTAACTAGCTCATCTAATTTTAGAAAACAAATATATCCTGAGTATAAAGCTAATCGTACTCAGCCTAAACCTAGGCATCTAAGAGATCTGCAAGTATATAGCTTAGAGAAACTTAATGCTGAATATGCACCTGATGGATTAGAAGCTGATGATGCTTTAGCTATTAATCAAACAGAAGATACTGTTATATGTTCTCTTGATAAAGATCTATTGCAAGTACCTGGTCACCACTTCTCTTGGGAGATTAATGGTAAGGGTTGGTCTAGACCTGATACGTTCATAGAACAAACAGAATTAGAAGGCTTAAGATTATTCTATAAACAATGTCTTAAAGGTGATACCTCAGATAATGTTAAAGGTATAGAAGGTTTAGGTGAAAAGAAAGCAGCTAAGATACTTGCCGATTGTTCATCTCATTTAGAAATGTTTAACATTGTAAGAGATCTGTATGGAAACGATGATGAGTTTATCATGAACGCATCTGTACTTTGGATTCTTAGATCATTAGATGACAACTGGAAGGATAGGTTTGATGCCCTCATTCAAGAGTAAGTTAGAAGAAAAGGTATGGGCAGTCTTAAAGAAAAACTTTCCAAGTGTTAAGTATGAACCTAACAAGTTTAAGTTTATACAACCTGAAATAGAAAGAACTTATATACCTGATTTCAAGACAGGTCGCAGTAATATATTCCTCGAAGCCAAGGGTAAGTTAGACTTAGAAACAAGAAAGAAAATGATCTGGTTTAGGGATTCTAATCCTACTATCAGAATTATATTCTTATTTCAGAACCCTGATAATAAGATTACTAAACGAAGTAAAACAACCTATGCTATGTGGGCTACTGACAATGGCTTTGAATGGCTAGACTTTAGAAAGGATTGGCTTAATGCTTATAAGCAACTGTGTAAAAAATGAAGATGGTAGTTATGACTTTGACTTCCATGTAGATAATAATGAGGCTTCATTCCTCATGGACCATGCTATTAAAGATCTAATTCACCATGGTATTATTCAAGTGAACTTAGAAGAAGCAGAACAAGAGTTTGCAATTCATAAAGAAAGTGGAGGAGCAGTACAATGATTCAATTAAGATTCTTAAAAGAGGGTAATAGCCCTTTCCTATTACAGTATAGATATAACTTTATTCTATTCTCTACACGATGGAAGGCAGTTAAAACGGAGTTTAATTAACATGAGTAAAATTCTTTTATTAGATATTGAGATGGCCCCTAACGTAGCACACGTATGGGGTATATGGGATCAGAACATTGGTATCAATCAATTACAAGAGTCTTCGTATGTCATGTGCTATGCAGCTAAATGGCTAGGTGATAAGAAGATGGTGTTCGATTCAGTTAAGAAGTCTGGCGAGAAAAAGATGTTAGAAGGTATTCACAAACTTCTTGATGAAGCAGATGCAGTTATACACTACAATGGTAAAAGATTTGATATACCATCTCTTAATAAAGAATTTTTATTACATGGTATGCACCCACCCGCACCCTTTAAAGAGATTGATCTTCTTACAGTAGCTAAAGGTAGGTTTAGATTTGTATCTAATAAGCTAGACTATGTAGCTCAACAACTAGGTTTAGGTAAGAAGACTGAGCATAGTGGTCATGAGTTATGGGTACAATGTATGGCAGGTATCCCTAAAGCTTGGAAGATTATGGAAGAGTACAACCGTAATGATGTTATCCTTCTTGAGAAAGTATATAACAAGTTTAAACCTTGGATTAAAAATCACCTTAATCGTAATCTTGTAGAGGGTACAGATCTATGTTGTCCTACTTGTGCTTCTAAGAATTTCCAGCGAAGAGGGTATAACATGACTTCGGCAGGCAAATATCAACGTTATCAATGCCGTAGCTGTGGTAATTGGTTCAGAGATAACAAGAACCTAAAAGAAAAAGGACAGTTAAGGATGATTAATGTATGATACCTTCAGCGTGGTTAATTAAAGAGTATGACAGTAAAGGTAATTTAGTTTGGTATGGCTTACTAATGAGTGAGCCTACTGAACTATCTTGGGTTAAAGACCTTAAAAATAAACAACATAACTTAGAGATTATTCCTCTTATCCCTGATGAGAAGAATATTAAACGTATTAATAACACTAAGAAGTATGATGCTAAAAAACTAGCAGAGGCTCATGGTGGGTTATGAGTCAGATCCTAGATAAAAGATTCTTAAGAAAGTTATATGATTGTTATATAACTCTTCCCCCATTTTGTGGATGGAGAATGCCTCCAGCACGTAAGGTAACCTTTGAGATCACAGATGCTACAGATCACTATGGTTTATTTATACCTTATCCTATGCG